GGAAGCTATGCCAAGACGTAACCCAGATTTGGAATACATCTACAGCAAGTGGCTCAGTGTATATAAACAACGTCTTGGTTTAAATCGTTGGGCTTTCTATAATGCTATGACTGACTGGTCAACCCATGCACCACAGAGAAAGAGCAAGACACACAGCATGGCATCGGTTCAAAGCAGCCGACAGGCTAAAGTAGCTTCACACTTCACCAAGATGGCGGCATAATGAATAAAGATTTAACAGGTCAGGAAAAAGAAATACTTGTCATACTCATGGAAGAGTGTGCAGAACTAACTCAAACCTGCTCTAAGATATTAAGGGCAGGCAAGAAACCAGACTACATGGCTAACTTTAATCAAGAGATAGCAGACGTTAAAGTTATGATGGACTTAGCAGATTCAAGCGGCTTAATTACTGGAGACCTACACCTATTATATCAAAATAAAATAAACAACTTACGGAAGTGGAGCGACTTACGACTATGAGGATAAACAAAAAGCATATAGAATTAAAAGAATTAAACTGGTTTGGTAGAGCGTTTGCACTCTCGGTACTGTTTGTCGGTGGACTTATAGCAGGAGCATTAGTAACCACAATATTTATGTTAGCTTACAGAGGATTAGTAGCATGAAGCCAAAGACGAATAGAATTTTAAAGGCAGCCATTGCGGAGGGGATAAGCTTCGGATACACCAGAGCTTTTAAACATACAGATACACCACTCGAAGAAACAATAAAAGAATCTATAGAGAATGAGATTTGGAATAACATCTACGAAGTATTTGATTTTAGCGAGGAGTTTGAATGAGCACAGCATTTACATTAGAGAATAGAATTATCCAGTGGCATCGGAACCGCAACCTGATTGAGGGTTCAACAGACCATCAACAGTTTGAGAAACTTCTTGAAGAAGTAGAAGAGTTAAGACTTAACATTATGAAGAGTCAGCCCATCGTTGATGACATTGGGGACATCATTGTAGTGCTAATCAACTTAGCTCACCGCAATAACTTAACACTGCATGAATGTATGGAACACGCTTTCAATGACATCCGACACCGCAAAGGCAAGATGGTTGATGGCATCTTTGTAAAAGAAAGAGTGGACGAGAGCAAAGACTTATGACCACAGCATTCGTAACAGCCGCCGCCTTGCTTTGTAGTGTACCGCTATGGCTAGTAGGCATTATATTTATCGTGTCTTGTGTTGCAGAAAACTACGATATTTATTAAAAAAAACTTTACAATCGTTACAACTTGTGGTATAATGCCGCATCATTTAAACAACAACAGGAAATATTATTATGGCAATTCTAACAGGAACAGCATACTGGGCAAGCGTAACTACACCGAACACAACTTACGAACCAGTGTACACAGTAAATCTAGTAGTCGATGACGAGACTGCTGAGTCATTCAAAGCCCAAGGTCACACAGTAAAAGACATGGACGAAGGCCCAGCTCTAGTCATCAAGCGTAAGGTCAATGGCCCTAACGGTATGGTAAGACAGCCACCTAAGCTAGTAGATGGCAGCAAGAATCCAATTGACGAACGAGTCGGCAACGGTTCAAAGGTCAAGGTGCAGTATAAAGAATGGGAATCAGTGTGGAAGGGTAAGACTTTCAAAGGTCTCGACTTCCAAGCTATGCAGGTTCTCGACTTAGTGTCCGTCGGTACAGTAGATGGCGGAGAATTTGATGTAGAAGATGACATGGGAGATGAAATCTAAAATGGCTATGAATGTATATAAGAAAGACGACGTTAGTTATGATGTTGATTTGCTTGACGAAGAAGCGCAGGGTTTGTTTTCCCTGCTACAGCAAGCAATGATTAACGTAAGGCAATACAATGATAGGGTGCAGTTGTTCCAAGCCGGAGCTACACACATCCAACAACTGTTTGAAGCGAAGCTCACGGATGAAGCTATCACTGAAGAAGATGACACGGAAGTTACAATCGAAGGCTAACCCAGAGGTGACTCATGCCGTTTGTAAAATTCCATCTGCCGTGCAATGATTGTGGCGGCAGTGACCCAGTAAGTCAGAACGACGATGGGTCAGCGTATTGCTTCAGTTGCAATACGTATTTTAAAGACTACGGCACAACGGAAGTGCAAACCCCAAGACAGGATACAGTAATGGAATTTACACAGTATCAAGGAACAGGTAATGGCTCAAGCTACAATGCTCTATCGGACAGAGGCATCAGTTTAGAAACAGCCAAGAAGTATGGCGTTAAATCTACGATGCTCAACAGTGATGTGACAAGCCACCATTACCCATACTACCACAAGGGAGAGCAGGTAGCTACAAAGATAAGGAAGCTTAACAAGCAGTTTGCTTGGACTGGCGAATCAAAGGAGACAGGGCTGTTCGGAGAGCAGTTGTTTAAGACAGGCGGTAAGTTCATTACAGTTGTAGAAGGAGAGTGTGACGCTATGGCGGCATACGAACTACTCGGAAGTAAGTGGCCTGTTGTAAGTATAAAGTCTGGAGCACAAGGAGGTGCTCGTGATGTTAAGAATAGCTTAGAGTTTCTTGAATCTTTCGAGACAGTAGTGTTATGTTTCGACAGTGACGAGCCGGGTAAGGAGGGAGCCAAAGCAATTGCTAAGCTCCTGACCCCCAACAAAGCTAAGCTGATGACGTTGCCTGAAGGTTACAAAGACCCCAACGATATGTTGAAGTCTTACAAACATCAGGCATTTGTTAGTTGCTTCTGGGATGCTAAGGTTTATACACCGTCAGGTATTATGAACCTATCCAATCAGTTAGACGAATACAAACGTCTACGTTCAGAGAAGCTGCCTTCCATACCATATCCTTGGTCTGGACTGAACGACAAGCTAGAAGGTATGAGAGCAGGTGAGCTAGTTACATTGACTGGCGGCACTGGTCTCGGTAAGTCTTCTGTAACCAGAGAGCTAGAACATTGGCTCATCAACAACACAGAAGACAACGTAGGTATTGTAGCTCTGGAAGAAAACTGGATGCGAACAGCAGAAGGTATCATGGCAGTGGAAGCCAACGCTAAGTTACACCTAGACAAAGTTAAGAACGAGTTAGGCGATGACAAACTAGAAGAGTATTACCGCAAGGTATTTATGGGCAGCAACGAAGGGCGAGTTTGGATTCATGCTCACCTCGGTGTTACTTGCCTCGAAGACATCTTCAGTAAGCTTCGCTACTTGATTGTAGGTTTAGATTGTAAGTGGGTTGTAGTTGACCACCTTCACATGTTAGTTCTTCAAGCCTTGGAAGGCGATGAACGTAAAGCGATTGACGGTATCATGCACCGACTTCGCTCCCTTGTAGAAGAGACTGGAGCAGGTATGATACTTGTATCTCACCTCCGTAGAGTTGATGGCAACAAGGGACATGAGAACGGTATCGAGACTGGACTCAACCACCTCAGAGGTTCACAGTCTATTGCACAGTTGAGTGATTGTGTTATCGGCTTGGAACGTAACCAACAATCAGATGACGAGGTTGAGGCTTCGACCACTAAGGTCAGGGTGCTCAAGTCCAGATACACTGGTGAGGTAGGGTTAGCTTGTAGCTTACACTATGACGCTGTGACTGGTAGACTTAACCAAGTAGATGACGGTGATAACTATGAAGCCTTTGACGGAGACGAGCTATGAATATAGTATTTGATATTGAGGCTGACGGCCTTGACCCTACGAAGATACATTGTATTGTTGCTCAAGACGTAGACACAATGGATGTGTTCACGTTTGACAACACTCAGCTCGACGAAGGTTATACCTTTCTAAAGAATGCAGACAAACTCATAGGCCACAACATCATCGGCTATGACATCCCTGCACTCAAGAAAGTAACCGGCGTTGACCTAAGCCACAAGAAGATTGTAGACACACTGGTTCTATCCCGACTGTTCAAGCCATCTAGAGAAGGCGGTCACGGCTTAGAGTCTTGGGGCTACCGCCTCAAGTTCAACAAGGGTGACTTCGGTGAGCAGGAAGAAGAATGGGATACATACACCCCAGAGATGTTAGAGTATTGTAAGCGAGACGTTGAGCTTAACACTAAGGTGTATCAGCAACTACGAATCGAAAGCAGAGGCTTCACACCTACATCAGTAAAGCTAGAGCACAGTGTTGCTAAGATTATTGATGAGCAAAGACGCAACGGCTTTGAGTTAGACATGCAGAAAGCTATGCTGCTTGTTGCAATGTTTCAAGAGAAGCTTGCAGCTACAGAGTCAGAAGTACATGAGACATTCAAGCCTGCTATCGAGGTACAGATACTCAAGCCTCAATACACAAAGACAGGTAAGCTTGCCAAGGTTGCTAAAGACCAACATGACAAAGGTGTCAGGATGGTTGACGAAGAGTACGAAGAAATGCTACTCAACGACAAGCCAGTACGACGAGAGACACACACTGAGTTTAACTTAGGTTCTCGTAAACAAATCGGTGAGCGGTTGGTTGCAGCCGGTTGGGTTCCTAAGAACTTCACCCCCACTGGTCAACCTATTGTTGATGAAGGTGCGCTCAATAAAGTTAAGAACATTCCTGAAGCTACGCTGATTGCTAAGTATCTAATGCTTCAGAAGCGTTTGGCTCAGGTAAACAGTTGGCTCAAAGCGGTAGAGCCTGACGGTAGAGTGAGAGGTTATGTTAATCCCAACGGTGCAGTCACCGGACGTATGACTCACAGCCACCCTAACATGGCTCAGATACCTAGC